GACCAAGTTGAAGTAACCTTCTATCAGCTATGTATCTATTGTAAGCATACATATCTTTTTTAGTTAGTCCTTGAATATCTCCCATATCAAACACTAAATCTAAAAACTTATCTTCAAGTGTAACCATATGTCTACATATTTCATATAGTTCTTTTTTGAAATCATCTGTCCATATTTCTATGTTCTCTTTTATAAACTCTCTGAATAACTTTGTCATTGCTTCAACGTGTAAAGATTCATCACGTATAGAATAAGTAACTATCTGTCCCATACCTTTCATCTTTCCGAACCTTGGAAAGTTTAACAAGATTGCAAAGCTACTAAACAACTGTAGTCCTTCTGTAAAAGCTGAATAAACTGCTAAAGTTTTTGCAATGCTTTCTTTCTTAGCTTTAGTAGGTTTAAAGTTACCAACATAATCATGCTTGTCTGACATCTCTTCATACTCTGCAAAAGCTTTATACTCTATCTCAGGCATTCCAACTGTATCAAGTAATAAACTATAAGCATGTTGATGGATTGATTCCATGTTTGCAAAAGAACCCATCATCATTCTTGCTTCAGGCTTTTTAAAGATAGGCATATACTTATCTACATATCCTGCACCTACATCTACATCAGACTGTGTGAACAATCTAAATATTTGTGTAAGTAAATTCTTTTCTTTGTCTGTTAGTTCTTGCCAATCTTTAACGTCTGTATGTAATGGCACAGACTCTGGCATCCAATGCATTTGATTCTGTAATACATAGTAGTCAAACATCCATGGATATTCAAATGGTTTATAGTAATCTCTCGTTTTTAGTAAGCTCATCTTTCTTGTCCTTTTTCTTTTTGTTATTAAATATTCTGTCCCAATTCTCTTTGTATTTTTTTTCGTTAGGATTCCTACGTCTAGAACCCTTACCTCCGTGCCAGTTACTCATCTTTTGGTAAGTAAACTATAACTTCAGCTCTACATTTAGGACAATGCAAGTTTGTCTCCATAATGTATTCTTCATTCTCATCTTCTATGTCGTGGTCTCCGCCCCATATTAGTTGTGTTCCACAGTGCCAACAATCCATAATTATCCCTCACAAGCAAGACACTCAGTATCTTCTAAATTAATTCTAGGTACTTTAACATTTACATTCTCAACAGTTCTTGCTGCATTAGAACGGAAATAGTAAAGTGATTTAAGTCTGTTCATACCATACCAATGAACATCATTTACATACTGCATATATTCATCATGTACTTCTTGAGGCTCTGTAGCTTTAGGTAAAGTAAAGAATAAATTAACAGACTGTGCTTGACAAATAAACTCTTGTCTTTTGTAAGCATGTTCAACAATCCATATTTGATTTATCTCATTAGCAGTTTTAAATATTTCTTTCTCATCATCAGTAAGAATATCTAAATGTTGTACAGAACCATCAGTACCTGATATATCTTTCCAAATGTTTTCTAGTTCTTTACCTTTTAATCCTTTAGATTTTAAAAGCTTTTCAAGATATTTATTTTTTACTTGATAGCTTCCGGATAAAGTTTTGTGAGTATAGCAGTTAGCCCTATAAGGCTCAATGCTAGGAGAAGTCCCACTACAAATGATACCGCTACTAGCATTAGGAGCAATAGCAAGGAGATTAGCATTCCGCTTACCGCTACCGTGGATGTCAGGAGCTTCACCCCTTTGAATAGCCAACTCTTTAGTTGCTTCTGTTGCCTTGAGTTTAATGTAAGTAAATGCCTTATAGTTAAACCCAGATGCATAAATGCCTTCGAAAGGAATCGACCTACGTTGGAGATAAGCGTGGAAACCCATAGCACCAAGCCCGAGACTCCTCTCTCTATAGGCTGAATAGGCAGACTTGGTAAAGCCTTCCTTACCTTCTTTGACATAGTTTTGAAAGCGTTTAAAATTTGCACTGTACTCTCCTAGTTGTGTTGTATCAATAGCATTGTCAATATAATGTTGAATTATATTATCAAGCATGTTTATTAAATCTTGTATAAAGTCATCGTCCTTTGACCATTCATCAAAGTATTCTAAGTTTACAGAAGACAAACAACATACTGCTGTTCTCTCTTCATCAGTTGGTAAAGTAATCTCTGAACATAAATTACTTTGACGTATCTTAAGACCTAAATCTTTTTGTTGTTTTGGTAAAGCTTCATTACACTTATCAATATTAATCATGTAAGGCTCACCTGTTTCAGCTCTAGCATTTATTATCTGCCACCATAAGTCTCTAGCATTGATAGTCTTAACAGCTTCGTTAGTTTTAGGGTCAATCAATCTCCAGTCATCATCATTTTGTACAGCTTCTAAAAATGCATTAGTAATGTTTATACCGTTATGAAGATTAAGATTCTTTCTGTTTATATCTCCACCAGATTCTTTCCTCATGTTAATAAACTCTTCAATCTCCGGATGAGATATATCCATGTAAGCTGCATAAGAACCACGTCTAGTTGTGCCTTGATTAAAGGCTAACATCTGTGAATCAACTACATGGATGAAAGGAATAGAACCAGTAGAACGACTGCCATGAGTAGTTGAAATACCATTGCTCCTAATATCGCCCCAATATCCACCGATGCCTCCACCTGAACTTGCCAACCAAATATTCTCATCATAGTGAGCAGATAAGCCACCCCTGCTGTCAGGAACATAATTGAGGAAACAACTGATAGGAAGCCCACGAGTGGTACCCCCGTTACTAAGAATAGGAGTGCTAAACATGAACCAACGAGAGGAAGCGTAGTTATAAAGTCTTTGAGCCAACTCAAAATCTGTCTCGCCTTTGAAAGTTGCTCCGAAGACGGAGGCTCTTGCGAATGCTTCTTGTGCATGTGTTTCTCCTTCCCAAAAATATCTATCTTTGAGTGTGTCTAAACTAAATTTATCAAATGTTTTTTCTTTGTCATAGTCTATTTCAATTCCTAAGTAAGGCTTAGTTCCTATTTTATCTTCAACCATTATCTTGTTCCTTATTGTTTACGTAGATTGCTATTATAGCATAGTGTATTATCTTATATAAGTCTAAGTTGTTCTTTCCATTCTTTTTTCCAAACCTCATAGCATACTTCATAATGTTTCCAATACAGAATCCTTCTCCATACCCTGAATCAATTATCATATCTGTTGCTTGGTACTTACCATTAGCATAATGTTGGTCATAAGTATTACCAATGTAAGCTTTTATTTCATTTACAATTTTATCTTCATTAAATTTATAATTCACTTTTCCATTCCTCTGGTAATGTCTCTTCACTATACCATGTAAAATTATTTGTCTCTGCCCATTCTGCATGAGTTCTTTTTGTTTTATCTTTTCTTACCTTTGCACCCGGCATGGGTGAGTAAGGTTTTTGAAAAAGAAAAACTAACTCATAATTATCAGGTAAAACTTTTCTAATATGTAAGTACTTACTATACTCTGCATAGTCCCAGAACCTACCTTTAGCTTCTAGTAAAATAGTTTTACCATCTATAACTTTTACAAAATCTGCTTCATACTTATGCTTAACAACATACTCTATAGTATCCCAATGATGTTTCCAATCTTTGAGAATTGTTTGATGTATGTCAAACTCCCAAGCACTATCGTATCCTTTTGGTACGTTAATCTTTTTAGGTCTTGGCTTTCTTGGTACTCTTTTAGGCATTCAAGTTTTCCAAAGTAATGTTTGGATTCTTTTTTACCTTTTTATAAAACCATCTAAGACTATAAGCACTTAACATAAATCTATTGTTAGCAAAGATATGTGTTTGCTGTGGTAAAAACTCATGTAAATTTTTCTTATTAATCTTAGTAGCATCTTCTCCTTCAGGTACCATAGTTCTTATCCAACTAATCAAAAGGTCTTCTGCTTTTCTTCTTAATGCTTTTGCTTTTCTACCGTTCATATTTGTGTAACCTCTATAACATTAGGTGGTTTAGGTACTTGAGTTAAGTATCTATAACCTGTTGAATATTTAAACACCCTTAAACCTTTACCATCGTTAGCATCTGCATGACATTCAAACTTATGTCTGCAATATACACAGCCCCTTGCAAGTTTCATATTACCAGACTTACCATCTGGTTCATCATCATAACATTTATCAGGTGGTGTAGTTAGTTTGATAGCTTTTTTAATATCAGTTATTTTCTTTTTGATATTAGGCTTATCGAAGTTATCAGGTTTAAACATAGCTAACTCCCCAGACTCTTTATTAAGAGCAAGGAAGCCACCGTTCTTAGTGCCTTCTGCTTGTTCGTATCCTGCAAGTTGAGCCATGTAACCAAAAGCATCATCCTCTGCTAGTGTTCCATCTTTAAACTTTTTAAATGCAAAACCAGAAGCTGTTTTAATATCAACAACTTCTCCATCAATAACACAATCCATGTGTCCTTTAATTCCAGATACAGTTATTTCTTTTTGTTCGTTAGTTACTTCGTGTCCAGATAATCTAACAAGAAATAAAACTATCTCTTCAAGCAAGTGTCCGTATAAGAACTTAATAAATGTAGGTGGAGATATGACCTCTGTTGTATCAGATTCAGAGTTCATTTCATACCACAATTGTCTAGGCTGTTTACCTATGTTAGACATACGTAAGGCAGGTTTACCTCGTGGACTAGGGTGTGACCAAGTGTAGAGAATCTCTTTCATGGACTCCCCAAACTGCTCTATAGTCTCCTCATCTATGTCAAGATGTTCGCCTTTTCCTAAAGCCGACAATTTATTATATATATCTTCTACTAATGTGTCAAGTGTTTTTTTATTTTTTTTCATCTTCTGACTCCTTGAAAGCTTTAATTACATCTGATGAAAATAATTTTTGAAGATTAACCAAGAACATTCTACTTGCATTATGGTCTCCACCTGATACAGTTTTAAAAGTATCAAGCTTATCAACAATAGTTTTTAATACATCTGTTTTAAATACCAATGTGCAAAACTCATTGTCTCCTACACATAAATTATGAAACCAATAGTCTGATTCAGTTGCTCTGATACCAGATGGTTTATTCCAACATTCATATTCAATACATATATTACCTGTCTTCATCCATGTATCTCTTTCTGATTTAACTTCTATCTTCTTTCCTGTTAGCATGTCTGCTATCTTTTGTTCTCTTATCTCTCCATACTGTAAATCTAAATCAAATTTCTTTTGGTCTTTCTTAGTGGGTTTCACTCCAATTGTCTCCTATTTTGTATTCGCCATCCAACGGACAACGAAGTTTAAAATGTTCTCCTGCTTTTACAATACTCTCTACGGCAAACTGTCCAATAAAATCAGCCTTATCTTCTGGTACTTCTATCTGCCATTCATCATGTATGTTAGCAACAAACTTATATTCTACTGCATTTAATTTTAATACGTTATCTAATAGAACCAATCCTTGTTTCATTATAATAGCTCCTGCTCCTTGAAGTAAAGTGTTCAAGGCTGAATGAGCATTACGTATGTGTAATTTCCTACCGTCTAATCCCTTGAGATAACCTTTTGTTGATGCTCTTTGTACTCTATCTCTAAGAGATTTAAATGATGGCTTATTATCAAAGAAATATTGTCTAGCTCTTTTACCATCTGCTGTAGTTCCTCCAACCACAGAGCCAAGCTTTTCATCTCCTGCTCCGTACATGAGGGCATAGATGAATGTTTTCGCCTTATCTCTTGATTCAAGTTGTGCAAGTTTTTGATTAGAGGTGTGTATATCTCCGTTAATGATTTCATTTGTGTACTCCTCGTCATTCATATAATGAGCTAACATTCTAATCTCAAGACCAGAAGCATCAACTCCAAGTAAAACATTACCTTCTTCTACTGTCCAACAAGCTCTACATTCTTTACCATAAGGACTATAGACTGCCGGTACTTGTGCCATGTTAGGATTTCTATGTGTCATCCTACCTGTGATAGCACCATTAGGTATTACAAAGCCATGAACTCTACCATCTTCTTGTACAGCTTCAACCCAAGAGTCAACTTGAGCTATACGTTTTTGAAGCAGTAAGAAGTCTGCTATAAGTTTAGCTTCGTGTATGTGTGTTATTTGTGATAGAGTTTTCTCATCTACTATTGGTTGACCTGTAGGTGTAAACCTTTCTGGCTTCCAACCAAAGTCAATAAGATATTCTCCAATTTGT